GGTTTCCGCTTGCATCTACCGCAAAATCTGTTGCAGCAGTATCATCGACAGTAACAACAGTTGTGGAAGTAACACTTTTCAATCTTCCCCCTCTTCTCACTCCTGCTCTTACGGGATCTTGTATTTCTATGACAGCACCGGGGCGAACAATTACCCCAGAATCTATAGATGTTGTGAAAGTGCAGACCTCGGACTCATTATTTTCCGCGAAAACAATAGCTTTTGCCAATCTTTTCGCTTGTCCCCTGGAAGTACATCCAAATGCCTGTACCTTTTTTACGACTGTACCTATTTTTGCTATTAAGTCTGTATCTTCATGTATTTCAAAATCTATTTGCTGGCTATCCATGTTGAAGTAAGAAACAGATACAACACTGTGTCTTGTCTTGAGACTACTTCCTGCATAACTGAATCCAGCCTCCCCCACATTTGATAAGTTAAATAGATAACTTGGATCGGTTGGCTTGTCCTGTGTAATTGTTATAGAACCAGCGGACCATATGGGCATACACCTCATTACACCAGCTAATTCATTTATCAGTTCAAATGCTTCTTTTGAACTTTGGATATTTACATTACAGCTAAATCTAGCTTCCTGTCCTCCCTGCCCGTCATCTACAAGTGTATTAGCAAACTTACTGGCATTTACAAAACTAAAAAGATCAAGAGAACTGTCTGTTATNTGATCTCCGAATCCATATCTACTTGTAGTTAAAAGATCAAGCAGAATCATTGCAGGACATGAACACCATGTAGCAGCACCCATGACCCCATTAAAAATATAGCCGTCAGGATAAACAATACGACCAGTATTAATATCAACAGTGGGAGTCCCAGAACTAGATGCTCCTGCTCCTGGAATCCTTACTTTTATTCCTCTAATCCTAAACTTTCTATCTGGAATAGAACTGAACTGCATAGAATCCAGACGCAAAGCACTATAAGCACTGTTGTTGTAAGTGCGAGCTTCTTCAACTATTTCGCCAAAACTTGTCCATTGAAAAGTATCTTGGACATTAGTATCTGTTGCATCATCTGTAACTCTACTAACTCTAATATCCACTGGAAATGCACCCGTTATTTGCACTCCGTAATCTCTTTGGTACGCATCTCCACTTCTACCCGTAATTGTATCGGTTGTTTCTCCGTTACTTCCTATGGCTAAATCAGTAAAACCTCCAGAATTATATTGAACGGCTATTTTTAGTTGAACAGAAGTACCTAGTAAGTCTCCATCATCAGTTGCTTTTTGTAGTTGAGGAAAGGTAATTGTTACTCTTACCTTATCAACATTCGTATTCGTAATCTGTCGAGTGACAGGAATATCTTTAGTTACTGTGACACCAACACTTGTTGTAGATACACTGCTATCTATATTGGGTATGGCAGTTTGACTATCAGTACCAAATCTAGGATTGAAAGTTACATTTTGAAAGTTTCTATCTACATCTTGAACATCAGTAGAATCTGCTGATGCTCTTATAACAGGAGTATCGTTTAAAAATACATCTTTAAGAGCAGCATTATTATATGCAGTTGTACCTTTTGTTCTACCCTCTTTTGATGCTGTTGCAAACCCTTCTATTTCTCCTTCCGATATTAAATCTAAAAAAGTAGCATACTGTCTACTATGAAGATTATCAGGATCTCTAGTTGGCGATGGAGGTGTTGGATTTCCACCTTTTGCACCTCTAATAATACGTTTCGTATCACTCATGCCTGTACCTGTTCAGTATCTACGGAAGCACTAATTACAACCGATCCAGTGAATATTTCTCCGTAAACTATAGGAACGGGTGTACCAGCCCTTGATGTATTTTGTAGTCCATTAAAACTAAACGATAATCTAGGATCTTCCTCTGAACTAAAATCGGGTTTTTTAGGTAAAGGAGTTAGCATCTCAGAAACTCCAGTAAGAACTAAAGCTATACCTATATTTCCTGCAAATGCAGCAAAACTAAATGCTCCAGATGCAGTCGCAAATCCTCCCCCTAAACCCCCTGGTCCGAGTCCAAAACCTACAGTTGGATTTATGATTGCAAATCCAATTAATACAGCACCTAAAAGTATTTTTCCTAATCCTCTACCAGCACCAGTAATCACAGGAATTAAGTGTATGTCCTGTTGTCCTATTGGATCTCCTAGTTCAGTTTTATCTAACTCATAATCGCCAACTTTTAATTTATAGTATCTGTCATTCATGTGCTGCTCGATTCCAGGAAAATTGTTTATCAAAAAACTCATTGCATGAGCTAATGTGTCTGCCTTTATCTCAAACTCCTTATGTCCCACAAACTTTGCAAGCTCTCCATATAATTTTATTTTACGAAGCATAACGATACCTCTTTCCTGTGCATTTTAGTAACCAAGGAGAGTATGGTTCTCTACAGGATAGTCTATCGGTTAAATGATGTAATACCTCATCTCCGAGAAAAATAGCTACATGATTTAAAGTTGAATCTAAAATACTCATCAATAAAACATCTCCAGACTCTAACTTTTCATCTGGCCTAAGTTCTCTAAATCCTGTTCGCCAAGCATAACTTTCAAATAAAGGATCTTTCATAAACTCTTCTGGAGTTATTGGTCTTTCATAATCTTTTAGCTTTATTCCTTTTTCTTGTTTGTAATAGTCACGAACCAGAGACCAACAGTCTGTTACACCCCAGACCCATTGACGACCTAGCAAAGGTGCTTCATAGCCCTGTGGCTCATAATATCCCCATTGTTTTGTTTTTGGATTGACTATGTGCCAAGGTAGTCCACTTTGTTCACAACTAACTTTATCTGCCTGACTAGCTATCGCTGGGGTTGATGGATGACTGTGAACAACTGCAACTATGTCTCCTAAATTATCTGCCTTTACATAATCCTCTGGATCAAGAATAAAACATTGATGTGCTGTCATAGAAAGATTACGGCAAGGATAATACCTCTCTTTACCTCTAACGTTTAATAAAAGCCCAACAGATTCCTTTGGATCTTCTGTTTCAGCGTGATTAAGTGCAGCGTCTTTCCAATTCATCCTACAACTGTACCTACTGAGGGAAATTCTGCTCTAGTACATTGTCTGTTAGGAGCACGAATACCAGCAAGATCAAAAACTGCTGCTAATTCAAACTGAACAACTTCTCTATTTTCTGCTGATTTTCTATCTATTTTATAAATTTCCTGCGGAAATTCTGCTGTAGCATCTGGTGTTCCATAAGGATTTATGTCTCCAGGAAAATTTACAGCGTCAATGAATCTTGCCAAAGTTCTAATACGAGTAACAGTTGCACCAGTAAGATCATTTCCAGTGGTTGTGGCATTTACTGTAATTAAGATAGATGTAATTGTTCCTAAGGCATTGCTTACTGTCAAAGTTGGGCGAGGTAATTGTCCTTTTGTAAATGCAAACCCTTCAGCTTTTACGGGAAATCTTTGATATGTGTTTCCTGCCCAGACTACTTCTCCATTGTCTTTCAAAGATGAGCCAGCATGAAATCGATAAACTGTGGTCGCTCCATGTAAACTGTTATCCAGTGCAAGTGTGAATAATTCTATTACCGATGATGGGTTTATGTTCTGAAGATTGCTGACAATAGCAGAACTGCTCATGGTTCAAATACCTCTCTAAATGTTGCTTGAATTGTTGCTCTATTGTTATATGGTATAGATTTATTCCAAGTCTCGCAAACATATTGACCAGCACCAGATAAAGTAATCGAAACATTACCACTGTTAGTAGCACTGGCAGCAGCAGTGACAGTAAACACGTTGGAGTCAGTTACAGAAGCAACAAGAAAAGTACCATCAGTTGCAGATCCAGAAGTGTAGTCAATAGTAAGTTCATCTCCTACAGCTACACCATGACTTGTAATCGTGATTGTTACTGTAGTTCCTGATTGAGAATAAGTTCCTGTCTTTGTAAACCCTTCTCCTGGTGGGGTAAATGTAAAACTGGCACTATCATTGGCACGACTGTCAAGGAAGCCCTCTATGGTGTCTGCATCTGTTTCCGATACGTTGAAAGTAAAGTTGTAAACTTTTGGGTTTTGATGTGCAGCAAGTCCAAACAATATTCTATGTTCATAGCCATCAGCAAAACGAACTGTTCTAGTTAGTGGTGCGGATCTTTTCTGTTGTCCGTAAGTTGGTGTGATTGATGGAAAAGTAGCCATTATGCAAGTAAACCTCCAGGTCTTTTCTGTTTAATTAATTCTGATTCTATCGCTGCTGACAATGCAATGCCCAACTGCCTTCCCTCTTCTTCATCTCCTTCTACATTAGATCCAGAAGCATCTACGTTTACAACTATGTTTGTTGATCCACCAAGAGCATGGTTTGGTGTAATCATTCCAGATACACCTGGAGTAAATAGCTCTGGTCCACGTTCTCCTACAAGATACTGACTTCCACCTTTTACTGAACCTCCTCCTGCTCTTACTCCTACTGTTAAATCAGTATGCTGACTTAAGGGATTACCTAATGGACCTAAAGGTGCTCCTCCAAATGCACCTCCACCGCCACCGAATAATCCTCCAAGTCCACCAAGTATTGAACCAAATAACCCTCCACCTCCTAATGTGCCTTGCATATTTCCAAACAATGCCATGTTGAAAGCTGCATCTATCAGTTTGTTTAGTACGTTATTAAGCATATCGTTGAGTGTTGACGTTCCACGGATCATTCCCTGTATTCCCTGTGATATATCGGTTGCTATTGTCTGAGACATTCTTTCAAATGCTGCTGCTGTATCTAAAGCTAACTGTCTTTCTTTTTGTAAAGCGTCTAATCTACGCATTTTATTGGCAAGTGCTTTTTCATCTACCTCAATATCTTTATCTTTAAGTTCCTGTATTCTTTGTTGTATTTCAAATTCTAATTCAGACAGATGACCTTCTTCTCTACTCATTTCAAGTAATCTTATGTCTGTATTTATTTTTTTCTGAGCAGCTTTGTTAATTGCTTCATTTATAGCTTTTATTTCTCTCTCTGTATCTTTCTTTTTGACTAAAGCTGTTATCTCGTCTAATATTCTGTCTTTTTCTCGTTTATCTGCCTGTGGATCTCTAAATGCCTGTACGATATTTCCACCTAACCCTCTTTTTCCTACATTCTCAAACTGGTTAATTAAGTTTGCAATCTCAGGGTCATCTGCTGCTAATACCCTGGCTCGTTCCATTCCCACACCAGTTTCTACTGATCTGGCTAAAGATCTCAAAACTCCCGATTGTTCTATAAGATTTGCGATACCAACTCGCATATTTAACATAAATACGCTGAAGCTGTCAGATAATTTTTTAGTTTGATCGCCAAAATTACTTAGAGCTTGAACTCCATCTGAACCTACCTGTTGTGTCATCTTTTGTCTTACTAAATCAAATGCAGCTTCCTGATCTCCTAATGATTCAAGTGTTTTTATCTGTTTTTCATATTCTGATCCAGTTAGTCCAAGGGCTTGGATAAGTGGTGTTGTGTCTTTGTTTACGCTGTTTATAGCTTGTCCTAACTGACTTATGCTTGATGTAAAGCCTTGTATGCCAGATACCACAGCCGTTCCAATTAGACCTCCTGCAAAACCTCCCATCTGACCGCCAAATACACCGCCAAGTCCGCCACCAAGTCCGCCACCTAAAGCAGCAAGTGGTCCTTGACCGAATAACAGAGGAAATGCACCACTTATCGCAGCACTTTGTAATGCTGCTCCTCTGTTAGCTTGAAATAGTCTACTTAAGTTACCTTGTGCAAATACAGATGTTCCTGCTGGACCTCGTAATAATGTGTTACCTCGAAAATTTAAATCTGATCTAGCTCCGACATTAATTGGAGGTGCTTGAGGTCCAAATTGAGATGCTCTAAATCCCGTGCTTGCTCCTGTTTGAATTTTCTTTAATTTTGCAGCTTGATCTTCAAAATATGCAGGAGAACCAACTAAATGCTTAAACCCTCTTATAGGAACAGCATTTTGTTTAGCTATTCTTAGTATCTCTTTATTCTGTGCTTCAAAATATGCAGGAGATCCCACTAAAGACTCAAAGCCCTTTACGGGCATTGCATTTTGTCTACCTATACTTAGTAAATTTGCTGGAGAACCTACTAGGTCTGCTCTACCCCCTATAGGTACACGAGGAGCACCTACTCCTTGAGCAGCGTTGAAAGCAGGAGAGCCAAACGTAAATCTCGAACCAGTGATAGGGGATCTTGCTCCTCCTGCTCTAGCACCAGCCTCAAAAAATGCAGGAGATCCAAACTGAAATCTAGTACCTTGTAATGGAGAACGACCCATACCAGCACCAGCAAAACCTAACTGAGTAGGAGAACCCATCATGGTCCTTGTTCCTCCTATCGGAGAAGCCATCTGTCTGCCTATACTTTGCGATAGTCTTGCTTGCTGACCTTTTTCTTTTGTTATGGCTCGTTGAATTTTAAGCTCCTCTAGGGCTACTTTCTGTTGAGCTTTTGCGGTTTTAAAATCCTGTCTGCCATCAGCTAAAGATGCTTTATTTATTGCTCTTCTGGCTTTGTCTACTTTTAGCCCTTGGTCTGCTGCTTTCTGTACTAGATCGCCTATGCGTCTAGTTTCAACCATCGCAGCCCTTTGAGCATCTTTACTTTTTGTTATTTTTGCTTCTGTTCTCTGTGCTTTTTGACTACTACCTATATTTACTTTGCCTAGTTTATCTATATCCTTTTTTATATTTTTAAGGTCTGCTCTTACCTGTTCTGTATTCAGTCTTATATTTACGCTATATTCGGATGCCACTGATTTTTGCAGAATACACGGATACTAAAAGTTTAGCGTACTTTACGAACTTGGGCTTGTCTTTTTGCTTTTTCATAGGCTTCTTCTTCCCGTTCAGCTTTAATTGTAAAGTAAGCGTTCCACCCGTATAACTCTTGAATTGACATTCTTTCACGAAGCTCTTTAAATGTGTATCCTAGTTTTTCTGCTATAAAAAATTGTAAATATACGAAATTATCTTCTTTTACTTTAGCTTTTTACGGCATCGGGGCTTTCCTCCTCGCCCATACTTTGCATCTTGGTCATAAGATCCAGCAATACTGCTAAAGGTATTTCTCTTCTAAGTGATGGTAAATCTGCTGCTGTAAACATCTTTGCACCTGATTCATCTTCGGCTTTTGTGAGTATAACTTGTAATGCAAAGTCAAGACTCCCTTCTTCTTGACCTTTGTTCATAGCTATTAGTGTACTGTTTATAGTATCTCTGTCAGCTATTGTAAGAGGCGACCAAAATATTTTTAGGATTAGTTCTTCTCCTTTAAACATAGAGTAAC